CCAAAAAAGAGATTTATAATCTTAAAAAAGAGAGAAGGGGATAATAAAATGGCTTTTAAGTTAGGAAACCAGACAGTTTTAGAGTTAGATGCGTCAGGTTCAACACAGATCAGTAGTGCTTCTGGAAAAGATGTTGCATTGTATCCAGACCAGAACGTTTGGATAAAACAGGATACTAAACTAATATTTGAAGGAACCACACCAGATGATTTTGAAGCAAAATTACAAGCAACAACAGTAACAGCAGATAGAGATTTAATCTTACCAGATGAAAGTGGAACACTAGCTACTCAAGCATATGTTACTACACAGGTAGGAGCAGTAGATTTATCAACAAAAGTTAGCCTAGCAGGCGATACTATGACAGGCACGCTTATACTAAGTGGAGCACCAACTGCCACAAATCATGCCGCAACCAAGGCATATGTAGATTCAGCAATAGTAAGTGGTGGATTATCAGATACAGATGCATTGTCAGAAGGTTCAACAAATTTATATTATACAGACGCAAGAGTTGACGCAAGATTGTCAGGCGGATCGGTTGCTGGATTAACAACAACAGGCAACGTTACTATTGGCGGAAACTTAACAGTAAGTGGCACAACTACAACTATTGATTCAAATACAGTTAATATTGGTGATAGTATTATTACATTAAATAGTGATGAAACAGGTACACCTAGTCAGAACGGTGGTATTGAAATTGAACGTGGTACCAGTACTAACGTAACGTTTGTTTGGGATGAAACAAATGATATGTGGACAACAGGCGCCCAGACATTAAAAACTGGACATATGTTACCAGAGACAGACATTACATATGATTTAGGTTCAACTGCATTAAAATGGCGTGATTTATATCTAAGTGGTAGTACAATTAAGTTAGGCGGAGCAACGCTTAGTGCTTCAGGTTCTAACCTAAGTATGGGATCTGGAGCCTTTGATCTAAGCAACAGTACAACTGCTAATTTACCGGAACATACAGACTACAAATATTACACAGATGCAAGGGTGCGTACACATATAGAAGGTGCAGATTTAAATTTAAGCACAAACAAAATATTGTTTTCAAATGTTTACGCTACAACTGGTCATTTACCAAGTGCGGCAAGTTACCATGGAATGTTTGCTCATGTACATGCAGAAGGCAAAGGTTATTTTGCACATGGTGGTGCATGGAAAGAATTAGTTGATACATCATCTAGTAGTGGAGTTAACCTACAGCTAAATAGTATTGGTGCAGGAACTGCCGCTAGTGGCACAACAGGCGATATTCGTGCAACAGCAGATGTTACAGCGTATTATTCATCAGACGCAACGCTAAAAGAAAACGTTGTAGTAATAGAAAATGCATTAGACAAAGTTAAGAGAATTAGAGGTGTTGAATTTGATTGGACACCTGAATACATTGATGAAAAAGGCGGAGAGGATGGCTATTTTGTTCGCAAACATGATGTAGGTGTTATAGCACAAGAGGTAGAAGCAGTATTACCTGAAGTAGTAGGCACCAGAGATAATGGGATAAAAGCAGTACGCTATGACAGAATTGTAGCCTTGTTAATAGAAGCCATAAAAGAACAACAAACACAGATTGAGGAGCTAATAGACTTAGTAAATCAAAAATAATAATAAATAACTATGTAATCAAATAAGGAGAGTATTACAATGGCATTACCAGCAACCGGGGCCACAATAAGTATTGGCACTATAAGAACATATTTCAGTCTGTCAGGGACTCAGTCATTACAGAGCTTAGGAGCACATATTTCACCTAGCGTAACCAGCAACATTAGATTGTCAGCCACATTTGGCGGATGGCAGAATCCTAATATTTATGGTACAAGTTCAGGCGTTGCACCACATCTAGATGAAGTTGGTTCATCTGACTACTAAGATTTAAGAATACATTTAGAGTCTGTTGTTTTTACTTGACAACGGACTCTAATAGTGTATACTATAAGAAGAGAAACCTCACAGTAAATTCACACAGGAGAAAAATAAATGAGTATTCGTACACGTTTCGAAATTGAAACATTTGTATTGGGGTCACACCCAACACTAGAAAGAAAAGCACACGCTATTAAAGTTGAATATGAAGCAGCAAAGGCATCTGGACATCCAGACTTACCAGTGTTAGAAGCAGTATATAACAACTTTGCATTAACAAATGATATTGATGCATTAATTGCCAACATTGAAACTACAGAAGAGACATATTGGGTAGAACGTTTAGCACGTTTGGCTGCAATTGATATCTTAACTATTGGTAAAGTACAACCTGAAACTATGCACCACATGGCATCACTAAGTGATGAGGCCTTCTCAGCAAGTGTAAAGAGTGCCACTGTATTAGCTAAAACACTTAATGATTCAGTACGTGATATTGAAATCGAATTAGGTACTGACTTAGTCCAAGACTAAATGGTAAGTATACCTAAGTTCCATTATTCATTGGATACCAACGCCAAAGTTGCAATATGCGTACCTGTGCGTGATACTGTAACGGCAATATTCACACAAAGCCTTGCTATGCTTACTAAAAAGTGTGGTGAGACTAAACAAAAGATGTCACTACATATGGTAATGGGTAGTGAAGTTGCAATGCAACGACAACAACTAGTAGACGAAGCAATGGAAACCGATTGTACTCACATACTATGGTTAGATAGTGATATGTCATTTCCAACAAATACACTACAAGCATTATTATCACACAATAAAGATATCATTGCTTGTAATTACTGCACAAGAGTAGCACCACACCGTCCAGTAGCTTTTAGAAGTGAACATGATTTAGATGCAAGAGTTGAAGGTGGTACAGGACTACAAAAGATATTTGCAGTAGGCATGGGTTGCATGTTAGTAAAACGCCAAGTATATGAAGCAGTAGCCAGGCCACATTTTAGTGTCACTTGGAATGATGATTATACCAACTTAGTTGGTGAAGATATATACCATTGCAATAAGGCAAAAGAAGCTGGATTTGATATCTGGTTAGAGAATGATTTAAGCGAGAATATAGCCCACATTGGAACAAGGGCGTTTACTATTAAGGGTGATTGTTAATGTTAGAATTTAAAAATGTAAAATCAAGTTTATTTGATTTTAAAGGACAGTCAGTCATCACTCCATGGGATAGACTAAAAAAGTTTATATTCCAAAGTTATCCAGTAATTGAGATTGAAAAAGATCTAAAAACACTAGACGAACAACTTGATGTAGCATTAGCCCATCAACAAGAGAGTGATATGATATGGCTAAAAAATAAAAATACGGTTGTCAGAGAAGATTTTCCTTGGCATTATAAACCTAGTGATATCGGAAGACAGTTTGTACATGAATTTCCAAGAGTAGGAAAACGTAGTAGACGAGCAGTTAGGTGGGGAGAACTAAAACTAATCCCAACTACTGGTTTTGCTCATGGTAGATACCAAAATAGAATTAATTCAAGTTACCACGATGCAGATTTTGAAATATTCATGATCAGCTTCCATGAAGCAGAAGCAGACAGTAACTTTGCAAAACTAAAAGCACAGTATCCTGATGCAAAACATGTTAAAAATATTGAAGGCATTGGTAATGCACACAGAGAAGTTGGTGAACAATCAACTACAGAAATGGTTTATATCGTTGATGCAGATGCAGAACTACTTGAGAAATTTAACTTTGATTTTATTCCTCCAATGTCAAAACGTCACAATACAACATATGTATGGAGTGCAAGAAATCCTATTAACGGATTAGAGTATGGTTATGGTGGAGTTAAACTATTCCCTCGTTCACAATTATTAGAACTGGGTCATGAATTGCCTGACTACACAACAGGCGTTGCATTTTATCAACCAATTGGTGATGTATCAAATGTAACCTACTTTAATAAAGATCCATATAGAACATGGCGTAGTGCATTCCGTGAGTGTGTTAAATTATCATCACAAATTAATCCAAATTCTCCTAAACAGGAAACAATTAATAGATTAGAAACATGGTGTACAGTTGACAATGGCGGACGTTTCGGACGTTATTGTATTAAAGGTGCATTAGAAGGCAAAGCCTATGGAGAAGCAAACATAGGTAACGTAGAAGAATTAAACAAGATCAATGATTTTGATTGGCTACGTGAACAGTTTGTTGCTAGTATGAAGAAACGTATTACTGCAGACTAATCTACTAAAGTATCTAACCAATTAGAACCATCTGCGATACTAGTCTCGTGGATGGTTTTTATTTTCTTGATTATATCTTTATTGTATAATTGTGCTTTGGCACCATTGTGTAATGGCCGAGGCCAGTTACCCATCTTAACCCAACAAAATCCATTGCTTTCGTCATTTAGTTGTGGTACAAACTCATCATAAACTGTTACAACAAAAGTATTGTATACAAAGTTTTTATCCGGACTAGTGAATTTGTTTAGTGGATATACTTTTTGTATATCAGGTAATAGTCCAATCTCTTCTTCTAATTCTCTTAATAGTGTTTGTAATGGTCGCTCATCTTTTTCAGCTTTACCTCCAAAGAATCCCCAAGTACGTGGATGGCTTGTATCACCACTTCTTTGTTGTAGCATGATTCTACCTGTGTCCATAGCAAGCACTAGACAACCACTAGCGTTCATAATCTAATTCCCTACTAATAGTGTCTTTAATTTTTGGATAGTCTACTAGTTCTTTTGTTAACATATCGTGAAACTCATCTATTCTGTATAACTTGTTGTAACTGTGCAACACCTTAAATATCCTATAATAAAAAGAAGGATTAGCGTCATCTGTTTCAAAGTACAAATGTTCTTCTCCGTCCCTACACCAAAACAACTTGCGTATGTGATGAAATGCTAGACTCCATGCTATTCTAGACATTGTGCGTTCTTTTTCTACATACATATCCACAAACTCTACTTCAATTGGTAAAAAATGAATATCTTTCTTCCATTCATTAAAACTTGCAATAGCATGTAATGATGAATAGTTTGGGTTTAGATATTCTTTTCTTGACCTGTACACTAATACATGTTCTATATTTGGATGGTCTCTATATAGCTCTTCAATAAATCCAGATGAAAGCATTTGTAAGTTTAGGAATGATGCCTCAAAGCATACACTATCAGCTAGTCTAAGTCGCGAGTTTATAACCCTGACAGTTTCTAGAGCACTTCCTTTTTTATTATTTAAAAATTCATGAATACAATCATGACCGTCATATCGTATCATATTAGATATAGATCCGCCAAAAGCCTGCTTTGTACATACCTTCATGGCTGTTAAACCAATCAGTACCGTTCCATTCCAACTGATCAGTGGATGAAACATTTGTTACATATTTTTGATCACTTACAGTACTACTATCAAAACTTACAACCCATGGAGTACCGTTATAT